TCTTGCAACATTTATGAGTTCATCGATAACAACAGCACCTGAATGCGTTAAATCATTACCCTCTGCCCCAGCAAGAGCTTCACATATGGTTTCGGATATAAGTGTCTTACCGTAGCTGTTTATGTCCTGCGTCACCGTAAACCTTACCTGAAAACTTAAGTTTACACTCTTGATAATAAGTGGATTACCCGCACTACTTCCGTATACAGCCTGAGGGTCAATATTTACATTATCTGTATTCGGCATATGGCTAGCAATCCATTTAGGTGTCTGTAAGGGCATAGCTGGATGATCATCAGATATCCAATCAGCACCAAACGTGTCGCCGCGTGCACCCACACCCCAGTTTTTACCGAAGAATCTTTGTCCAAATTTTTCTAAATACTCAGCACCAGATTGGTTAGCCGTTCTATATCCCCCCGAAGAACCGCTTCCTGTTTCTTGGTTATTTGCTTGAGTGTCAGGCTTATAAGCACTCCAGTTTGTTAAGGTAGCTCCAGTATTCTCTATATCCAACACGTTGTTACCCTCCCCCTCAAGGTTAAAGGCTGTGTTTTCGTTTTCAAGAGGGTATCTCCTATATCCTTTAGCGTTAGCAGAATACTTACCCATATGTCTAGATTGATGGTAAGTATTCTCTATATTATGCGCTTGATATATATGAAAGTTTTTATCTGGTTGATACTCTATAACGGCGTTTATAATAGTACCTGCAGAAATATCTGAAGGCATCTCCGTCGTATCTATCTGAAAACCTACACATCTGTTTTCACCATACGGTGTAGGTTCTATAGATGCGTGTGTACGAATCAGTAGATCTAGATAGTCTGGTGGTCTTTCGTTATATATAACCTTAGATTTGCACTCTGTGTTTATATTATCAAAACCCTCTAGGTAGTTCCCATATATGAGGCGGTTCGATATGGCTGTTTGAGCCTGCGCCTTACGGGGTACGTTATCAAATGTTTTGTTTACCTCCTGAGGGTGTACTCCTGAAGCCACCCTGTCGTTATAAAATCTATAAAGCCTCTGATCAATATCCCAGTTTTCTGTAACAGACTCATTATTACCTATTTCATCTATTTCAAAGAAATTGGTTGAGTTTCCATATCTTGCCAATAACCTTATTGACTCAATTTCTGGACCAGCTTGCGGTATGCTCAAAATACATACGTTGTGAGCTAGTATATCGCTTGTAGAAGCTGCTCCTCTGTTTACAATAGACGGTGGGAATGCGGACTCTGAATACACGGATATTGCACTCTCTGTTTTATCTTTATATATGTGTTGATATGCAAACTGGAATCCAGGTGAAGCGGCAAAGTTGTTTGTAGATACTGAAGCATCTGCATCAAACACAAAGGTAATTCTATCTAAAGGAGCCTTAGGACACGCGCATATAAAGTCTGTAAGCTCAAGCTCATTACCGTTTGTATACTCAGGACCAGCAAGTGCATCATTTTTCTCAAGCAGAGCCCTGTATATATTTATCTTTCTAGGTTCGTTTACGTTGTCCGTAAAATACAGCAATGCATCTTTCTCAAAATCTATATTCCAACCCTCGTTATATTGATTATCGGACATGATTTTAGCATGGTTTCGGAACTCTGTAGTATTGGTATACACTACATCCCCTTTTACAAATCCGTGTTCTGGAAAATTAAACTGATCCGATGTAAATATTTTTCTCAATGAGTTAGGTACACCCAACCCATCTGATGTAGATATAGGTAATTTACCGTACTTGTCATAAGCCCATATGCCGTGATCTGAAGCAACCTGACTCCATACAAAAAAGTAACATATTTTAGTCTTGGAATCTGTTACGCTACCTATAACTTTAAGCGCAGCGTTTTCAGATGCTGATGGATAATCAGCTTCTGTGGCGTAATCTACGCTACTGTTACCTCTAACATTTTTTAACGTACCTACGTTACCCTCAGCGCCATCTCCATCATCAGTAATGTAAACATTAAGCGCGTCGATCATACTTGTTTTAGGTACAAGTCTATAATCTGAACTTTTATCCAGAGCTCTAGGTGTAATTTTATCTATCATTAGAACTTGGGTGCCTGCATGAAGTTCTTACGTATAACCTTAAGAGCCTCATCCTTGGTAAAGTGACTTAATCTAGCATTAGCCTTTCTTCTTTCATTGTAGTATTCTGTACGGGCTCTTGCTTTTTCATTGGCTGGTACGCTTGCTTTACGCTCAACCAGCTTGTAATATATATAAGATCTTAGAGCCTCCTCAGCGTATACGTGTACCTCTGGATCTGTTGATCTAGCTTCATCAGCAACATACTCCATAACGAGGTTGGTAAAATCTGTGTTAGATGATACCTCAATTCTATTCTGGTCTAGGTTTATCCTAAACTCACCAGGTGATGATCCACCGCCTACACCATATAGACGACCTGTACCACCTTGGAATATATAATTCTCAAATATAAAGGCGTTAAAATCGTCAGTGCTTGAACTTGATGTAGATGTTTTATCATCCTCTCTGTCTTTCACAATGTTACCCTCAATATCAAGCGGTCCCTCTTCACTATCATGTGTCTCGTTTGTAGCAGCTCCTGCTGAGTCTACTTCGTATTTTCTTGAGTAATTAAGATTACCATTCATGGTAAGCGCTCTAACTATACCGTCTCCACCAACAATACCTATTTTACTAACATCTACATAATCGTCAGGTAATGTAATTGTATCATTTGACTCAACGGTTAACTTAATAGACTTTATCTTCTTACCCAAGTCAAACCCTATCTCACGTATACCCCTCAGCGCAAAGTTACGTATAGCAACATCCGATACGTTGCTTACATAATCGTCATCATCCATCGTGATAATAAAATCACGGATAATCTGGCTTAGTTTTACTTTATTCATACTCATTACTCACTAGCTTCTTCTCTTGTTGCTGTTACCTGTACGTTCTGATCCCTTAAGCGTACACCCAATAACTTAGCCATCTCGTTAACAATTTCAGGTATACAGTGGTCTGGTAACATAAAATCACGACTACCTATCGGGTTAAACTGTAGAGAACCATCAAACTGTTCAAATGCATTATATGACGGTTGTAGAGGTGACTCATCCCTAGTACCTACCTCAAACGATGTAGGCTTTTTGTAATACGTTACAATTACAGAATTAATTGTACTTGGGAACACCTCAATCTCTCTACCTATTAAGGCTACAGGAAATGATTCGGTAGGTGTAGATAGGTTACTACCCAATATAGCGTCCATCTTACCCGCATCATATAGTGTTTCACATAGCGTTCTTGAGTCTGAGCCTGTAAAATCAAAAGTATTGTTAACCCTTATAGATATAATTCTTGATAGATCATCTGGCCTATTAAACACATTGTCAGACGAGTCAATTGTAGCGTTTCTCACCATAAACGACAAATCCTCAAGCTTAAATTTTCTTACAGATTTATCCCTACCCAGCTCAAGGTTTTGTCTAGATAGTTTTTTGGCATCAACAAGTTCTGTAAAAAACTCATTGTAAATATTCATTTGAGCCAATGAGGCTAATGAATTGAATATCTGAGGAGTAATAAATCCTTTCTGCTCCTTGTTCGTCAGATCCTTTAATGAGTTATATACTGCTTGTACGCTAGCCATGACACAAATATACGAAAAAGAAAAGCCGCCATATTAGGCGGCTCGTCTTTGCAGTATCGTATCATGAGCTTATCCCAGTCTATCTAACCTTTCTTCTATAGTAGATAATACAGGGGATCCCTTCTCGGTAAGACAGAATCTCACCATAACGTCCATAGAGTCTTGTCCAACAGGAACAGATACTATTAGTTTGTTTGTGTCAAACCAGTAACAACCATCAGATTTAAGATTAATAATTTGATAATCCTTAGATTGCTGTATTGTTGATCTAACCTGAACCTGCGGAGAATCAAACGATTGGATAAATTCCTCAGTCTTCTTCTTTGCAATATTCAGTAGATTGTATCTTATCTCAGATACAGGTGTGTTTATGTTTACGCCGAAATAAAGAGCAATAGGGAGTAGTTCGTTGATGTCCTTATCCCTTACCATAGCGACCGCCTCAGTGAGCTTAAACTCTTTCTTAAGTTCGTTTTCAGCGTCTTTCTTTTTATCAACATGCTTAAAGATTTTGCCGCCATTAGACATGTTCATAGGGTGTAGATCCATAAACTGACGTAGGTTTGGCTTATCCTTTGGTACAAACAATTTACCCTCTCTAAACGCAACAGTTTCTTTGCGTGCATTATCGCCCTGTTCGTCAGCCCATATAGATGGCTCATTTGGACAGTAGCGCATCTCACGTACAGTATCTTTCTCAGCATCATATACTGTAATACCCTTCTGCGGGAGCATATATACAATCCCAGCGTTTTTAGGTATCTCGTATTCAGCATGCTGTAGAATCTGCTCTTTACGCTTGATATTTCTTGTCTTTTTAGGCGGTGCCTTCGGGGCAACCTTTTGGGGCTCTACAGCCACCTTCGTCTGAGTTTTAGGGGCCTCAGTAGCCACTTTTTCCTTTGTCATTATGTATTTAATTTAATTTATGTTGTCGGTTTGTACAGTTCGTACAAATCTTGTGCTAATTTAGAACAATTTGCCTCACCAATATCTCGCGTTATTACACCAAATCTACCGAGGGTACCTGAAAAGCTATTTGCTACGTTGCTTCCAGAACTGCCAAGCTGTTGTATCAATAAGTTTCCATCAGTTCTACCTCCTGTTCCTTCTGTAACCTTTGTTTTTAATTTACCTCCCTGTTTGTTTTTATCTAATTCTTTATATTTCGATCCTATTTCTTTTAAATTAGGCTTAGCTGTAGATTTTATCGTAAATGCTGGCGCAAATGCAACCACCTCGCCCTCAAAGTTGTAAAGATACATATTAAACTCTTTATCTCTTCTTATAACAAATGGGTAACAAAACTGCCTTTCACCTATAGACGCTATCGATGATGGGTCTGGAAAAGAGTACGATTCTGTACCGCTTGTAGATGTGCTTGTGCTTACTTTAAACGGATTACCCACCAAACCGTCATGCCTCATGGAAAAAGAGCTAGCAGCTCCAGCTCCAGAAAAACCTGTTGTCTCTCCATCATCGTCACCAAACAACACACCAAATCCTTCACCGCCTGATCCAGAACCTGCGTCACCTATAACAAAATACATAGTGTAATCGTCTTTAACAGTAATGTCTGGTACGTCTAGAAATGAATTGGATGCAAATTGAGCGCATATCTGGCCAAGCCCTACATCAGCAGCTGTGGCTTCAGTCTGTGTAGTTACAGAGCCAGTTCCTCCTGTTATGTCGTATACAGCACCCCCCGTGCCCGCATTCTTCCACTCAGCTGCAGCGACAGCTACAATGTCTGTATTGTCAACAGGATACATACTTTCATGATTGTAATCTACAAAAGGCCTATTTTCTCTGCTACCAAAATTTATCTCGCCTATAACATTTAAAAATCTAGTAGATACATCCCCTGTACTCACTTTCTGCGTAACACGCTCTGTAGGTTGAGATTTAATCTTAGCAACCATATTTGATACCTGTTCCAAAACCGCCTCCTTTAGAGGTGACGAGCTCTCAAGCACATCAAATTTCATTATAGGTTTCCCCGTTGTGCTACCTGCAAAGATTAATATTTTCTCTATCATAGACATCTCCTCACCCTGCCTGCACGCTATGGTTATGTTTGTTTTTTCAATAGAATCCCCAGCAAGCATTTCATTATCTTCATATATGCTGGCATCATTAAACGTCATGTTTATTTCACCCTTACCTGCAGATACAAAAGCTACTTTGTCGGCGGGGATAGCAAGAATCGGTATGTCTTTACCGTTGTCTGAAATTCTTTTTACGGGCCCTACTGGATCTGATCTACGGAATAAAAAAAACTTTCTGGTCATACTGCAAATATACTAATTAATCAACGCTATTGACTTTACCTATATTGGCTGTAGCTACAGAGTTTACCTTCCCTATATTAGCAGCTGCTACAGTATTTACATTTTGTCCATAACCGCTTGCTGCCGTGTAGTCGATTGTTACATATATTTCAGCTATAAAGACCTGCGTACCGCCCGTTGTGTCTATCCTAACAGATAAGTTGTTAACGTCGCTTTCTGAAAACCCGCTAGGAAAACTAGCAGTTCCAGCCGCATGGTTTATATAGCTGCTTGAAGTTATGCTAAGACTACTCACGTGGTTTACGGCAAAACTTGAATCAAAAAGTCTAGCGTTACAAGAAGCATTACCCTTACCGCCTTTTTTTGCGCGGACAGTCATAGTCCAAGAATTAAACGTAGCTCCACTTAAACTAACGTCATCAAGACTAACTATAAAACTTTGGTTTTGGGCCGTGTTGTTCGTAAACGTAGCATCGTTACTATCTGATAAAACAGCGTTAATAGGTGTGTTTGAAAAGCTACCTACTGTCGTGTCTCCGTCTGGTCTTATTATTACTGTTGGCATTATGCTACCTCTACAAACGCTCCGTCTGGGTTAAACCATATCTGTCCGCCTGTTGCGTGTAAACAATACCCAACAATTCTTACTATGTCCCCAGAACCAGAAGGAGCAGTTGCTGTTATTTCACCCGCTGTTGTGGATACAAACAATACGTCGCCTAATGCGCCTGGATCGTGACTTAATGTAACTGTACCTCTTAGTAGCATACCACTTGATGCAGAATTAGTCCCTAGAGCAACAGCTAGTAAACCATCGCACGTAGAAGCTGCATCTGCATCAGCCTCTTCCCATGTGCCATCTGATTTATAGTGATATAATTTACCTGCAGTTGTAGATGTACTACCGAGAAATATTATATCTCCTTCATGAGATCCAGCTGATTCTCCATATAAATGAGTTACTGGGATATTTCTTGAGGTAGCTCTTAAAGAATCTGTAATCGTATTGTTAGTAACAGTAATTGATTCTGCAAGAAGAACATTGTCCTGCAAAGTAAATGTAGGGACTACATCGGCAGTTATTGCAAACGTAACATCAGATTGATGAGTAGATCTCTCTGCATAGTCATTTACCTTTATAAAGGCTATCTCGCCAAAGTTAATCTGATCAACTAATTTTTTGTAGAAATTCTTTATATTAATAAAACCAGTGTCTATAACAATCCTAACTTGAGTTGCATCTGTGCCTTTAGATCCCTTAAAATACAAGTCAATCTGCGAGAGACTTTGAGTTTCAGCACCTATAAAACTAGATACAGGGAAACATAGAGATTCATCCATCTCACCAGATGTACCATCTTTATTAAAATATAAAAACTTTTTATTTGGATCAGCAGCCATTATTGAAAACTTCCGTCTAATGTTGTCTCTACAGCTGTTATATCGGAATGTATAAACTCACTGTTTGCCTCATCGGCTATTGTTATAAATGGATTATCCCCAAGTACTATCTCATCAACAATTTCAGACATAACCTGCCTACCTGTATCCTCTGTTATGGAAAGTACTATAGAGTAGTTTACACCTTTTGACTGCAGCAAGCTTTTAAACGACATAGTTAAGTCGGTCCCGTCAGAGCTTATCTCCATATCAACAAGATTTCCTGCTGGCATTAGAGCAGAATCATCTGTACCGTTTTGAAAGAACAAGTATTTAAGCATATCACAAATATACAAAAATAAAAAAGGGGCCGAAGCCCCTTTCTTGTAGTAGTTTATTACTGATTATTGATCAGCAAATGGTGTTACGATTGTTCCAGAACCATGTAAATGAGCCTCTACAAACCATGCAGCACCAGGGCCGCCGTTAATGCAAGTGAACTCAAGCACATTAATGTTTCCTGTATCACCTGTTGCACCTGCTCCTCTACCACCTGAAGTTGTACCATTTAGGTTTAACTCAGAGTTTGAGTTTCCATCTGGAACCCACAGTTGGGGAACGGCTGCACCAGCTGTAATAACAGCGTATCCATTAAGGTAATGTGTATTACCCTGCGTCTTAATTGTTAAGCCTGTTGTTTCTTCTTCAGCTATAACAAACTTATATTTTGATCCGACCATATCCTGAGTTACGGTTGGTAGTATAACGATTAATTCTGCGTCATCAATCAAGAATACTGTTCCTGCTTCTGAAGCAAGAAGTGTTCTTGTGCCGTCTCCGTCGTCTGTAATTACCTCTGATTTAGTGTAATTAACCGATGGGCTAACTAATGACTGAACATCAAGTTTACTTAAAACTAATTCATCCATATTTTCTTATTATTTTTTTTCGTTTTTAAAAATTAATTGTAAAGAGGGCCGAAGCCCAATTTACGTTTTAGCTGTTATTAGCTAGCTGCGTCAGCTACACATACAACCGCTGTTATATCAGAGTGGAAGTAAACTGAATTTTCATCATCCGCAAGGACAATAAAATTATCACCACCGCCTTTGTTAACTTCATTAACAATAGCCTCTAATACACCTCGTCTTTTAGCATTAGCAACATCTAACCTAATTATAGAGTTTGCTCCAGTACCTCCGTCTTTAAGAAGACCACCACTGAATACAAGATCTAATTTTCCGTTAGTAGAGTCGGTCAAAATCATTGAGTCTACTGGAAAAATTCTTTCTTCTAGTGTTGCGTTTGCGTCGTCAGTCGCTGTATTAACGTAAAAATATTTCATCTTTTCTGTTTTTTAATATGTTAATAATTAGCCTTTGATCATTACGTGCTGGTTAGCTGCACGAGTACATAAAGAAATCTCCGAACGGTAGTGGAAGACAGCGTTGTCTTGCCCCTGATCTCCGTTATTAGTATGACCCAAGATGCTACCAGTTACCCAGTGCTCCATCTCACGGTTATACCCGTTAGCCTCTTTGTAGTACATAGCTAAAGCTGGTGCTTTCATTCCGCTACGCGCGTCTGTAACTTGTGATAAAGGAATCATAGCCCCTTGAATGTAGTTAGATGCACCTAGAAGAGTTGGATCGTTAAGAAGCTTCCAATCGTGCTTGTGGAAAGTGTATCCACCACGAGTAAACGACTTAAATCCAAGCTTTACAGCCATGTCTGCGTCGTTGTTGAATGCTCCAAACTGTCCAGGCAAACCAGCGCTTACTGATGTAGAGATACCTGATGCTAACATATCGTCAATAGCTAGGTCTTGCTTTCTGTTTACGTACATAGCGTACTCAGATGGCGCACCTTGCTTATCAAGCTCCATGATAATATCATCGAACTCAGAGAATGAATCAAGTGGGTTTGAGTTAGCGTTAGAAACTTGAATTCCACGATCCTCGATAGCTGCGAAGTAACCTTCAGAGCCAGCAATATCGTTAGCAAGTCCCGCTCCTGCAGTACCTGAGTGCTGTTGTCCAAGAAGCATCATCATTTCACGACGATCCTCAAAACGAGCGCGAGCCTCTTGCTCACCCTTCATGAACCAACGGTACTCACCACCGCCTACATTTACCCAACCGATATTCGTAGCCTGTGATCCGTTAACCTCATAACGATCTTTAACGATCATGAATGGGTTAGACTTTCTCACTGCGTTGAAATCGTCAAATGCAGTAGGCTGGTTAGTTCCTTGAGCATACATGTTGCCAAGCTTAATAAACTCTCCACCAACAAGATCAAGGTCAGAAGCAATAGTTACTGCTGATCCATCAAGTTTAACCATTACTACATCTACAGCTGATCCTGTTCCGAATCCGCCAGACTTAACAATAAAACGTGTTCCTGTAGAGCTGTCCATTACTACGTCATTTGCCTGCACGTTAGAAGAGAAACTATCAGTTCCTGCAGCTACAGTAATAGAAGTTGTGTTATCTGTAACGTCTCCAATTACATATGAGTACGACTTATGACGACGACCTGCCTCCCACCAGTCAATCTGGTCTGAAGATCCGCCGCTGTTAATTGCCCCTGTTAATTTAAGAAATCCAGTAATACCTTGATCACCGTAAGTCTCAACGAGGTTAGGCATTACCTCATCTTTTGTTGTTTTGATAAGTGTATCTACAGTTGTGTACGTTTCTGGTTTAATACGAAACGAACCTGCTGCTCCGTCAATCGGAGGCAAGTTACCTGTAGATGCAGTTCTATCTGTTCCTAATGTTGCCATTGTTTCTTAGTTTTTAAATTTTAAAAGTCATCTTAGAGGAGTTTTGATTCATAATATTCTTAACCTGCTCTGCAAGAGGGCTTTCGGTTTGAGAAGTGTTTGTACCTTGTTGTGGAGAGGCGGTCGACACATTGGCTGCTTTATTCACTAACCCTTTCTGACCATCACCTACACCTTGTCTATAAGCAGCGCTTACGATTTGGTCGATGTTGTCAGCAACGGCTCTGTGTGATGAAAGAGCGTCAAAGTCCCAACTTCCGTCTTCACGTACAAACGGATCAAAGAATTCCTCTATCCTTGTATTTTTATCTATTAACTCAGACTTATAGTTATCGTCAATGGTAAACGTAAAGGTGTTGTCATTGCCTAGATCAAATTGTAATCCAGTCAAATCATTTACCTCGCTAGCCATTTGGTTAACCCAGTCGTCGGTAACAAATGATTCTGCTGGAGCCTGCACATTTGGAGCTTTGTATTTATTACGTATCTCCAATATGTTTTTACGTGCATTCTCAGCATCTATTTTAAGTTGCAGTTGCGATAACTGTACCTGCTCAGCACCATCTTTTTCGGTGTCAAACTTGTACTGATTCCTAACGAGTAAGTTTACTTCTTCTGATGATAGGTTCGGGTATTTTGCTGCCATATCAACCTTTACGGCTGTTAAATCGTTCATTTCGGACGGATTTAATGACTGATACTTGAACCAATCCTGAGGCGTGCGTCCTGTCGTTTCGACAAATTCTGCTATCGCCGCAACTCTCTCATCAAGAGGTGATTGCTCCTGCGGGGTGTCCAAAAAATCATCAAAAGAATTAATGTCCGTACCGAGCCTTTCGCTCATGTATTCGAGGACAGCCGTCTCTATCTGATCATCTGAATATTGTTGTTGCTCAACAGTTTCCTGTGGAGCTGTAGTTTCTTGTGGTTGCTCTACCTGGGGTTCTGATTGTACCTCTGGTTGAGTGTCTACAGGTGGCTGATCCTGATTAGGCTCAGAAACAGGTTGAGACTCCTGCTGTGGAGCCTCTTCTGTAGTGGTTTGTGCGTCTGCCTGCATAGAGGCAGCAAGTTGTTCGGGAGTATCAAAGATCTCCACTTTTTCAAATTGTTCGTTTTCCATTTTATTAAATTAGTTATTGTTTTATTTAATACTCTACGTGAAGAGTAATAATTAAAGAATCTGCGTCGCATGTAATGCCCCCTGATGTCTCTAAGTAACCTTGCACAAATACAGTATTTCTAGGGGCAATCGTAGTAGATGATTCCTGACCAGCATCTTGAGACTCTCCAGAAACTAAAACCAAATCTTCGAAAGGTCCAAAGGTTTCAGTAGAGCTATCCCCAGCCATCCCTCCGCTTGTTAATAAGGTAGGACCACCCAATCGCTGCTCGTTATAACTACTACTTATAATCCTTCTAGCTCCTAAAAACACATTAGCTTCTAACTGATCTCCTGTTGGGGCTGACGCGGAATTAAGGGCAGATGCTAACCCATGAAGATTCTTCTGAAAAAACATCAGCTGTATCTGTTCAGACGGAGCCTGTGTATCATCCCATATAGCCTGCACGTTTATAAGCTTACAAGAACTTGCTGGTAATTTAACCTGAGTTCCTAAAAATAAAACATCTCCAGCTACATATGCGCTAGTGTCGAGTGTCGGTTTTATTGTTATAATATCGTATCCCATATTAAGACGTTACTGAGTAGCTTCTAGCTGGCCCAAAGTAAACGATGTATCCACCTGCGGTATTAGTAGAGTCAGCTTGTTCAATCTTTGTCCACCTACCGTATATAGTCATACCTTCAGGAAAAACAGCAGTAGTTGGAACGGCTAAACCGCCACTACCTTCTACCTGAGTTTCCGAAGAAGCTGATTCGTTGTGAGCAGCTTCTGCTGTATTAATGTACTGAGAAGGATCTTCAGCTATGAGATCTGTAAGTGTAGTATCTACTAAAAACTGAACAGCTACAATAACTTTACCTTTTGGAGGTATAACCTCTCCTGTCTGTGTATTACAGTATGCACTACCGTGTTGACCAAAAGCCATCTGGTTGGCCATTCCTGTATTTGCTAATGTTGCCATACTTTATTATTTATTAATCTCCAGATCCGATGAATGGTCCTGCTGCTGAACTATCTAGTCCAAATACAGCAAACTCGATAATACTATCTACTCTTGTCCCGTAGCATTTTAAGTTTTGATCCGCCGCAACAGGGATAAAACAAAACTCACCACCGCCTAACTTAGCAACAACATCGTTTGAGTTGGCGTTATTGTAGATATACATAAAGTTTTCTTTCTCTGTTTCTAGGTTCTTAGCATATAGATATGCTGTAATTAGCTTATCGTCTGCCACATATAGATCCAGAGCGTTGTTATGCACAGCTGTTTTTAAAACCTTGGCGCGACCAATAGACCCACCGTCTGCATTAAATGATGCGTCGACGTTAAGGTTGATCGGAATGCTTAGTACATCCGAACTTGTTAGTGTTAGTGCGCCTCGGAGTAAACCCATTATGCTTCGAATATAAGTGCGTACTCAACTGTAAGAGCTGTGCTGACACTAGGTGTAACACAGATGTCGTTTGCTGCGTCGTGCGCAGACCACGGCATAAACATCCAGTCTCCTGCGTACAATCTACCGATCTCCTCTGGAGTGCCTCCAGAATCACCAATAGAAATTGTAACATACTCAGTAGCTACAGTGCTTGTGTTCTTTACATAAATCTTATGAGCTTTAGCAGCTGTGTAGGTTGCTCCCTCAAAAAGATTGTATAGTGAAGTAGATGAAGTAGTTTTTCTACCCACACCTGTTGTTTGATCTAAACCAGTAAGCGTTCCAGCTTTAGTTAGTGTTGTCGTTGTAGACAACGATAGAGCGTCACCAGTTAGGTCAGCGCTCGATAGTGTTAATGTTGCGGTTGTTGTTGCCATAATTAATAGTTATTTATGCAAATATAGTTATTATTTACGTTTCTTTTTTTTGACTACTTTGTATCTAGACACCCTACCTTTTGTACGTTTCTCCTTAGCAGCCCTTGCTTTTTCTGATGGTGATAATTCAGACCATGTAGCGGGGGTTTTTTTTGACACACGGACGGTAGGTCGGAAGGTTCTATCTTTTCCACTATATCCCTTCTTACCTCTCGGTGTTCTCCACTTTTCTTTAAACCATCGTTTAAGAGCTAGTCCTTTTGCTGTTTTACGAACAGCCATTATTTCTTCTTACCCTTACCATAATTAGCAGCCCCCATCTTTCTACACTTAGCTATTCTTCCGCTAGCATACGCACTTGGAAATACTTTTTCACCACGCTTTACCTTGTGATAACATGCGTCCTTTACGCTACCACCTTTTTTATAGTATACTTTCTTTTTCTTTTTTTTAACTTTTGGCATGGCTAGATGTTTTAAATTGTGCTTTCTCTACGGCCCCAGGATGCGGTGCATACTCTCCTTTCATTAGGTAGTACCTACCCTTCTCCTCCATCCAGTGATAACCTTTTGGTGGATCGACAGACACCTTTTTATTAGATATGGTTAGTTTTTTCTTTACTGCTTTCATATCAACATTTCCATTTTCTTAAAGCTAATGCCTTACGTGTTGGTTTACCATTTCTTTTCATAGGCCCCTTCATTCCACTCATACGAGCACAGAAAGACTTACGCCTTTTAGCCGCTTTAGATCCACGTTTCACTTTGCCAGTAACGGGAGCGCCAAGCTTACTGCCAGGATTAGCTGCCCTATATGAAGCTCTACCTTTAGCGTTAAGACCGCCAGATGGATTTTTACCCTCTTTACGCGTCCACGCAGGGGTCTTACCCCCTTTCTTCATAACCTTAGCTTTGCATCCGTGCTTACATACCTTCATTAGAACGAACTCATTATAATTTCATCGACCGATTCCTGTACCTCTTTACGGGTGGCCTCCATCTGCATCATGATATTAGCTTGAAATCTCTCTACTTCCTTGCCGTTAAATACTACTATAGTAGGTACTACAACTATCTTATAATCGGATTGATACGTACCTTCATCTATGTTGACATTCATTACCTCACAGTCTGTAAGCTTATCTAGATAGTCTACACTGTTGCTCTCATTCCAACTAGCGTTAAATTGAACGACACATATATCACTACCGCATAAGTTCTGACTCAAAGCCGTTCCGCTTAAAAACACAAATAACATAACCAATATGTATGTCAGCACTGTTCCAAAATTCATTGTGTCTGTTTCCATGTTATTATAGGTTATCTATTTTTTCTTCAATACGTTTCATATCATCCTTAATCTCAGTAACGTCCTCCTGAGTAGTCATAATAGTCTGTCGGATTAACTGATCCTTCATATCAAACTCCATACGTGTAACCTCTGATGGTAACGGCTCTGGCAACTCTTTTGCTTCTGCTATATCAGCTTGTAGCGTAAACCACATCCCTATAAGAGCTGCAAGCCCCGCTACACCCATACCTATTGTCTTAAGGTCAAAGGTTACTTTAGTATCTTCTCCAATTTGTTGTGCCATTACAGTATTACATAGTTTAGTCCGACAGAAAAGTCATGCCATTCTCGATTCCAGTATTTGTTGTATTTACCTTCCATAAAAACGCCAAGACTTTTATTTAATCTCCAACCAAAGATAAGGCCTGCACCGTAATCAATCCATTGCCCCCCTTCAGTGGTTTCAAAGTAAGAATACTCATCATCTGTTTTAAGATGATAAGGCATTACACTCACCCAATTATGTACCCAAAACTCCTTAGAATACTTATAATAATCATATCCAAGAACTAAAGAGTAATTCCATACATTAGGTAGTTCATTTCTTTTTCTAGCAACATAGTTATTAATAACATCAGGTATAACGACCTGCTCCCATACGTCAACACTATTAGCCACCAGTGTTCCGTCGGGTGCAAAATATTCACCGCCTTGTACATCAACAGTATAGCCTTCTTGTATAGCAAGGCTTGTGTAATGTATGTTATTATTTGACAGCACCCATTCTTCTAAAGGGTTGTAGCCATATGGTTCAGATATACGCTGAGCCACCCCGACGTTGAAACTGAGGCGGTCATTCACATTAAGTCTTAACCTCTGAGATCCCTCAAAGTACTCTACATCTGCAAAACCGTCTTGTAGGTATTCAACCTTAGCTATCCAGTTTTTTGCTACATAGCGCAAGAAATAATCCTGATCTAAAAAGTTTCTACCCTGCTGTCTTCGCCAGTCAGCTTCAAATAAAAACTCAAAACCCTTTACCTTACCTATAGTGGCCGCGTCACTGTATGACTTTTCTGTACCGTCATAGAATACATTTGCTCTGTTCTCATACCCAAACCTTGCAATCTTACGAACACCTGCGGTAAATGAATAATCAAAAGGAGTTTCCAGGACATCAGTCTGTAGTCCATTTGTTACAGAATAGATGTTGTCATCAGCTACAGAGTTACCGCCACTAAATGCCGTATAGAATGTAGCAAACTTAAATGTTTTTTTTAAAGTTTGAGAACTTACAGTAAGCGAAAGAAGCGATAGTATTATAGCTAATGTATATCTCATAGCTCGAATCCGAAGTTAAGGATCATAAATCTAAACCTTGGACAGGCGTTTTTCTTTTTCTTGTCACATGCTGGGCATGGGCAGAACGAAATCTCAAGCACACTTACTGTACCTAATCTAAAGTTAATCTCGTACTTCTCTTTTTTGTTTCCAGCGTTCCAGCTGTTTATCCAATCAATTTTCATGACTTAATAATTTTTTTGTTAATAGTTCTTTTATTGTATTCCATTACAACCTTATAAACACCCTTAGGTAGGTTTGTTAGGTCAATGACTTTATCTGTAGTCCTAGCCACTACAAGCTGTCCTGTTGTGTTATAGATACTGATTATAGTACCTTCGGGGGCCCGCACATTCAGAACCTCGCTTGTAGGGTTAGGGTATATACCGTATACATCGTGTATATCATATACACCCTGTGGCCAACCCTGCTCACAGTATGAATATAACTCTATACACGAATCATCCCATTCAACCTCACAGCAGTATGGGTCAATATCTATAATCCATGCGTAACACCCGTTGTTTAGCCAGTATGGATTGCCAGGTCCTGTAATGCATCCAGCATCATATAAGCATAATTCTTCGTTAGAGGTGTTAGCTAACTCATTGTAATTAAACGCATTAGGGTCCATACAGTCAACCAATACTTCAATACATGAATCTTCAAGCTCTGTATTGGCATTTGGATTGTAATTAAATGCATCTGGATTCATACATCCGTATATAAAAGGTATGCAGTTTCCGTTCTCCGTATTGGCTTCTGGATTGTAGTTAAACTGTGTTGGATCAGTGCAGCCGAATATAACTGGAATACACTCTCCAGCGTCTGTAGCTAATGCATTGTAATTAAATGCAGTAGGATCTTGACAGCCTGCAACCTCTAATTCATCACAAACCCCATCACTATCATAGTCACTAATACAGCTGTTGTTACAGTCGTAATACTGTACTGGGTAGCTACAATCAGAATTTGTGTTAGCATCAGAATCGTAATTACATGCAGTCTCATCAGTACAACCATATATATAAGGTATACAACTATCTCCGCAGTATGGTGTGAAGTGGTACACCTTCCACTCTGGAGCACTAAATGGCTGTAAAGCTCCTTGTCCGTTATTTAGGAATGGGTTAGACCCTTCAGACAACAATGTATCTCCAGCTTCATTAATAGCATACACGGAGTTATGTAATGTTTGGAATGCCAACTCTTGTGAAGAAGATTGCTGACCTCCATCTTGGAAGTAGTATATATCTACCTCTTCATCAGAGTCCAAGATAATATCCCATGACTCTGAGAATATGCCAGGACCTATAGTGAATAACCACTGTTGATCTCCCTGCTTCATGCCAATACCTGACATACCCCAACCATCACCAGCGTCGTCTTGAAGTACAATCTGTATACTGCAGGGACCGCTTAGGTCAGCTATAGTAGCTGTGCTGTCATAATTCATAGCCACTGGATCTGTACAACCCCACGTATGTAAAGTCATGCAGGTGTCCTGAACTGTAGCTTCTGGATTATAATCAACATAGTCATCATCCATACATCCGTAAACGTCAGGTGCGGGAGGGCACGGCTGTGTAAATATAGCGCCAGAGTACATAGTATTACCGCCAAACTCTGTAAAAGCTAAATCCTCTAACTCCCATATAACGCTGTCACAAGCAGTAACAACACATCCGCCATCTTGACCACCTGATTCAAAACCGTTTAACCCATCACCAAACTCATCAACAAGGACTACCTCAAAGCCTAATGACACACAAAAGTCATATGTATATGTAGCCAGTTGATCACCAAAGTCAAATTCCCCAGGTATAACCTGCTCATATGGCTGACCGTCTGCTATGTTAACTATTGTAAATCCAGTTTCGCCAGGCCATGTGTCTAGCGTTAACTCCATAGTTACAAGCGTTTCAAGTGAATCACATTCTATAACCTCACAGCTGCCGTCATCTTGATTGGCCCATGGGTTATAATTATCTGCAGCCTCGTTCATACACCCAAGAAGTACAGGGAGACAAGGTGTTAGCGTAAATGGTATCGTATCTATAGCTCCAGCAAATTCATAATTAAACTCCTCTAAACCACAGTTGTTCGTTATCCCGTAAAAGCCATTACCAAATGAACAGCATATACCATCACCAAACGCATCATACATAATAAAATTATAATCACCTGCAGGTAAAAAAACCATTGTATTCAATAGCGAACTATTCTGAAGCGGTGGATTTGTAGCGACCACAATGCTATCTAAGTTTATTATCTCCCACGATGACTCTCCAGCATACTGATCTGTCTGTAATGTTACGTTTAACCAGCTTGCGTCGTCTGGCTGAGCAAACAATAAAGAGGGTATAAAAAATAAAGCTAATAGTATATATCTCATCTTAATGATCTTGAATTAAGTGTAACCTCTATATTTAATTTTGTAGGCTTTGTAGCCGTAGCCGTTATAACAGACGACTCAGTAGCTTTTGCTGTTATTGTAACAGGCTCTGTTACGCTTACAGTCCCTGTGGTTGTATTTATTGTAATACTCATTCCGCTACGTGCGTGTAGTCTTGCTTAACTATAAAGTCACCAAATAATATTGTTCGTGCATTCCCACCTCCATCAACCTCCTCACCAGCGCTCATATCTACATATTGAACGTCATATATCATTCTTGTATTAGCTGGAATTTGTTGCATATCAGCAGCTGAGGCCTCAAACTTAACCTTGCCTGTTGCCGTAGATGCCGTTGTACTTTCATCGTCTGTTATGGATGCGGTCATAGGGATCATAGCAATCGCTGAGGATTCATAGTTTGGTGTTGCCATTACAGGAGATGCAATAGCAGATCCGTACTCACCCGTCACAAATCTACTAACCTGAAAGTGAAATTTGTCGTCATATAAATTCAAAGCATTGCCGCTAGAGTCCTTTAACGTAAGTTCTAATTTAAACGAATCACCTTGTCTAACAGTGATGTCAAGTCTTTTTGATATGTCGAAATTTATCTTTGCCATTTTACATCATTTGTTCGGGTTGTGGCTCCTCACCCTGAGCCATCTGTGTAATCTTCATCTGATTATCCGCATTGTCTTGTTGACGTTCATCTTTTCTGTCCTCTTTCATAACATCAAGCTTTTCTTTAAAGTTCTGATCATCCTCTTTAAACCCAAGCGTAGCCTGAGCGCGTATCATCTCAATTTCTTTATTAAACTCGTGTTTCATCTGAGCTAACTGCATCTCAAGCTGACCCTTAAGCTGAATCTCTTGTTGATCTATCTGAGCCTGAGCCTGAAGCTCACCCATACGGGCTTGTGATGCCTGCTCTGCAGCTGCTGCTGCTTGCTGAGCCTGCTGCTCAGAATTCTGCATAGCCATCTGTTGCTGCTCCTGCATTCTCTTCTTTCTGCGTATAATAAGCAATCTCTCTGCCTGATTAACATCCTTAAGGGCTCTAACAGCCATAGCGTCTTCTAGATCTATTTGTTGCTGCTGTATAGCCATCTGGATATTCATCTCCAGATACTCCTTATCCTTATCCTCCATCTCCTTAACCACCTGAACACCAAAGTTGTACATAGACAGATCCTCAAACGAAGACAAAACATTCATATTCTCTTCGCCTATAGCGTTTGTGTATATCTTATATAGAACGGATTCTTTTGGAAGGATTTGTAAACATTTAACAACGTCAGAACATACTCTCTTAAACAGCATCATAGATGCGTTTGTTATATCATATATAGCGTTGTTACCTGCAGCTATAGCCTGCTGCTGAACACCGACAAGTGCCTCACCTTTAGGTGATGATGCATCCATAGCATCATTAATACCCGTCGTGTCTCTAATAAGCTGCATATAATGATTATACAAACCTATAAGTTCATTTATGTTTCTTATTGTATTTCCAATTTCACGTATAGGTGGGTTCTGGAAACCGCCTTCTGGGTTTTTACTTCTGTAATAAAATACACCAGTCTGCTCGTATATATCGTGAAGCTCTAGGGGTTGTAATTCACCCCCTTTACCAAGCTGTACATTTTCTAACCCCTCAATATCGATAATTAATCCGTCAGGCTTAGCCTTTGCAATAGCCTGCTGAATTTTTAAGTGAGTAAGCTGTAACATATCTGCAAACCCTGTACAGCTCTCAACCATGGACTTAGGCATCATGCGCCTAATGTTGGTTGCGGCTACAGAATAAGACAGTCTACACTTTGATATATCGTGTATGTTCTTGGGTACGTTTTTAGATCTCCCGTAATTAAATAGCTTATCAGTACCTAGGATATAGGAACCACCATAAAGAACAGACATTTCCATTTTATGTGGAGTACGCTCAAAAACGCTACCTGGTTTTTCTTTGTATTGGAATCCTTTATAATAAAAACCTTTATTTCCGTGTCTACTCTCTTTCTCCTCAAAATGCATGGTATCTACAGATATAAACTCAAAATCAAGTAGATCAACCATGTACTCATCATAGCCATATGTTGTGCGTTGTAAACGCTCATTGTAATGTGTTTGGCTTAATTTTCCTGGATCATTACCTTGTTTATTTTTTACCTGCTCAGCTATCTTCTTGTATTCCTCTTCTTCAAATGAGCCAGCAGACAATCTTTTTAGCTCCTGTATAGATATTCTCTTTACACTACCAGCATATACAAGATCATCAAAATTAGGATCTTCTGTGTAGCTATGTACAAAAGATGCAGGATCTACATACTCAAGAGATATACCTTTATTTGGGTCGTTTCTTCTTTTTACAACACCCATACCAAGAGCTACTATATCGTTAACAGCCCTTCTGTATGTTGTGTCTGAAAAGTTACTCCAGCTCAACGTCATGTTGGTTCCTATCTGAGCAGCTATTTCAGCGTCAGTCTTTACGTTTGTATCCATAAATATCTCAGCCTCCTCAAGAGTATCTGGTATAGCATCTGGATCCATATCCAAAACAACGCCTGTTTTTTGTTTTAGAGAGCGCAGTAATTCTTTTGCCTCTACCTGCATCCTCATTTTATCTTTCTTCTTATTTTTTTCAGAAGAAGATATTGGATCTATAGATTCTAGATTAGGGTATGGATCCCTTGATAATGTTTTGTTTACGACAACTTTTACAAATTTTGGAAGAATCGGTACTGGTGTATAGTCTAGATTTAAGAGGCTCCCGTCACCTTTATTGGGTGATAAAGAGTTTAAAAGCTGTTTGTATATACTTGTATCCTGTGTTCCGTTAGCGTAGTCTCTACTTCTTTCAAATACTTTATTTCTTTTTGCAAACAAAGAAGACGCTTCATTCATTTTACCCCACTGGGAATGAATAGCTTTTGCATACTGTAGTCCATATGCGTCGGACTCCTTGGTTTGTTGATCTGCTAATGGATCAGGAAATCCATTCTTTTTATTTACGTTGTCGTGTCCATACATATTATGCAAATATAGTGAATCAACCGATTACTTCATATCTCCTAAAGAACTTGTGTTCAGTGAAGTCTGCTCTCGGCTTAGTCTTTGTTTTTTGTGCAGCTAAAAGGGCTAATCCTGAGCTAATCGTTAAGTCAAATTTTGTTCTTTTATCTATTTTAAATCCTATCCAATCCTCCATCGTTGCGTTAAAATACATCTTACCCATGTCACCCGTATCATAATTTACACCCACATGTTCGTGTATATATGACTCTATAGCATGAGCGTGTGCCTGTATAACGTCTTGAGAGTTAGAGGGTATACCTTTTGTTTTTACATGAACCTTTGCATTGCTTGTCTTTAAATGATCTGGACGATCCATTAAATAACCATCATAACCTCTTGATTCAAAGTATCTTGCTATACCATACTTATTGTTTTCAATTAAGATAGGGTAACCGTAGAAAAACGCACACATAAGAACGTCTTCGTAGAATATCCTCGCAAGATCTGGACGGGATGCATACTCCACAACAAACATATTAGATGGATTCTCCATATGAAATTTATTGTACATATGTAGAGCACCCTTAGAACCTCTACCGTCTACTGTAGCATCAAGGTCATAACTGTCGACACCACCGCAACCTCTGTCTCCAAAAGGCGGTACTTTTTTACCTCTGTCTAATTTTGTTACATTTCTTTGATCATCTGGTGGTAACCACGATATTTTAAATCTACCATTAACGTCTGGGCTAAATACAGCTTGCTTATCTTTCTCCTTCCATACAAAATTACCCTTTACTACAGGATTGGGAAAGAGCTCGTCATTATATTCTATTTGCTGGTATATCTTACCTATGTTAAATAGACTACCCTCTATACTGTCTCTAAAGGCTTCGTCCTCTGTAAACGGGAACTGTCTAGTTACCTCATTAAGCTCTGACGGATCATGCTTTAAAGATTCTCTTTCGTTTTTAAGATATCTTTTAGAGCCTATAGTTATATTCTCACCATCTATACCCTCTATTGGAGATTCTGGAGTTTCTATAACTGGATACCCATATATATCAAAAAACCCCTCAAGTGAATCTTGTGCTGGTATAAACAACCTATAGAGACCGCTTACGGTTCTACCATTCGCGTTCCTCGTCAAGGGGTTCGAGTCCGCCCATAGATCTTTGTATTCTTTTCCCCCTTTGTCCATCGGATTTACTGTGCTTCCCACGAGTGCCTTTCCCACGATTTTTCGCCCGACGATCAAACATGTCCTCTGAATCCTCCATGCGTCTCTTATGTCTGTAGGTCTTTCCCATTTTCCTGCTTCATCTAGATACAATAGGTGTAGCTTCTCACCATCGTATGCATTGTTAGTTGTGTTTTTCCAATTTATAACTGTATTAAGCGCTTCACCCATCTGAGATGTTTTGTTCTTTTTGGTGATACGCTTTGACGGCTCTCTAAAAGCTAGCTCCATACGTGGATTAGTTGTACCGTCTTGTATAGGTTTGAAGAAGAATGGATAGTTTCTAAACATATAAACTACCTTCTTCATGAAAATATTTTCCTGAGCATCCTTACCAGTTTTCGACTGTATACCCATAAGCTTGTCTTTAACCTGGGTTGCCTCGTCAACAAGTACAGCAGAGCATATATTAGTGTACCCAGAACGACGGCACTTAGTATAAAGCTGACCAATGCAACGTGGATCAGCTTCGCATGCAGCCATGTGTAGAAAGATTTCACGTTGAAAGTTAAGAAAATAAGGATGACCAATATCTAGCTTGGTCCACTGCAGCATCATGTAATGCCGCCCCGTAATATATGTAGCTGTACCGTTGTTATAAAACCAAAAACCCTCACGCCTACGCCTAAACTCCTCCTCGATATATGGACGAAACCTCGCTCTGAACTCCCTTGGCATTTCCTCCCACTCATCCATAGATTTAATACGAGACAGTTCCTTCGGCATAGGTACCCTTCTCCACACTTGCATAGAGTCTGATTCTTTATGTCCGAAAACTTCTTTCTTCGGCGGCCTTTTTGGAAGGCAAATGAGTAGCCCACCGAGTTCGATAATTTCACCCTCCGTACCGTTGGGGCAAATCTTGACAGCAGGGTCATCATATTCTTTTACATTTAATAGTACAGACATTAGTAACTGCTACCATTCTTATTCATTCTTCCAAGAGATGCAATTCCTGTCTTGGGGTTTGATAATTCCATGTATTTTCCACATGGACATTTAATGTCGTGTGTGGCCTTACCATCTATCATTCTAATAACCACACTAGAACATTCTAATTCATGCTCATCGCATTCACATTTATACTCAGCCATTTTATTCAATTTATTTGCGTTTAGATCCTTTTAGCCTAGACTTTTCGGCTATACCTCTATTTTTAGAAGCGCTCATAACGGTAAGTTTATTACCTTTATGATGTATGTCTTTTCCATCACCTTTAGAGACTAAACCACCCCTTAAGAGCTTCCTTCTGTTTCTATTTCTTTTAACCCTCTCTTTTTTCTGTTCAGGGGAAGATTGAAACTTTTTATATTCTTTTTTATAATTTCTCTTTTTTAGGCGCATACTACAAAGTTACTTAGAAAACCTTTCCGCAAATCCACCAGTATAATCCTTGGCTTTCTCTATCTCTCCGCTGTCATTAAGGTCTTTAATCATCTGTTCTAATCTCTGCCTTTCAACAAGTAACTCTTTACAATCTGTAGCTGTTTGTTTTATAGACTGCAGTTCTGCTTTTCTTGCGCTCCCATTTATTTCGGGATCAACAGGTTTTTTAATCTCATCAATCATGTTGTTGATAGCAATCTCCATACTATTCATAAGCCTTTGCGCGGCTTCTACTGTGGTAAATTTAGGCTTCGACATAGACTCCATATAAATCTTCTGCACGGGTACGGTAGTATTCCTGCCCGTCTATGGTTAAACGATAATCTCTATTCTGTTTAAACCCAACAATATCACCAGGCTCTAATCCCATCTCTTTACCCTCTTCACATAAATAAGCTACCTCACCTTTTGTTGGGAGTTTCTCACTGTTGTCTACTACCTCTATGATGTCAGATTGAAGAGTTAGTTCTTTTTGCTCTACAGGCTTTAACAAACACCATCCTGTAAGACAACGTATCTTACCGTCTTTTTGGCTTTTATAAGCTATAGCCTGATTGCTTATAGCAAATTTTGGATCATACTTTACTATATAGGTATTGTCTTCTTCTGTAAATATCTGACCGTTGTTATCTCCACCCATAACTACAAGGTGGTGAAAGTATAAGGTATCACCTTCTTCAACGCCAGTGTCATATTTAAAAGGTACGCATACAACAGGTCCTTCTGTGATGCGGTTCTCAAATTCATTGAACTTTGTATCCATATACAGTTCTAAACCACTGTCTGTAACTACCTTATCGTCAAACCTTTTCTCAAGCTTAACAACAAATAAATCAAATGTCTTCATGGCTAAAAGTTACAATCAAACTCAAGCATACACGGCATGTCGTCTATGGCCTTCCATAATGTCTGAATACCTTCCTCATCCTGCATATACACAAAGTATCTTGTTTTACCATATTTATGTAAGTGTCTTTCATCCTGTACTATTGTGCTGACTTTTCCAGCACCTGCCCTCATACCTATATAATAGGCCATGGCATCTTTAGGGTCTCTTCCGACCACAATTTTTCTAATAAGTCCTTCCATTTTATTTAATCTTCTAATTCTATACCCGTTCCGTCTAATAAATCGTCTATATCTTTATAATAGGTGTCTTCTTTTTTATTAGGGTCGTCCCAGGTGTTGTCAATAAAGTTTATTATATTATCTAATTCTTCTTGTGATTCCAGACTATAACTATATATAGCCTTAATCCGTGTGTCTCCAAATATGTTCTGGTCGATAAGACCTGTAACCATAATAGACAAAGCTCTATCACGCATACCATATTCATCAATGACTTTATCTATTTCCATAGATAGTCGCTGAATCTCTAAGAAAAAAGCCTGTTCTTCCATATCTTTACGTAATAAATTCATTTCAATGCCTAAAAGTAGAGTTCCAAAGAAACGTCTTTTCAGAGATTTTGCTCTGCAAGATAAGAAATATATTCTAAGAAACTACCTTAAAAGACTCAAAGAGGTTAAACGTAATATAAACAAAAATACCGATCTCTCATTTAGTCAGGTAGAGTTTCTATTATGGGGGTATGACCTACAGTTTTTTACAATAGACTATGCATCTAAGGATATGGGGATGAATAAGAACAATACACAGAACCGCTTTATATACCCCATGGTTAATAAAGGGTACATATATAAACACTTCGACAAGTTAACTCCATCTGACACATATGAAGATCATCTGTTTAGAGATGAGACTAAATACAACTACAGGGTAAGATATGCGTTAACTCAAAAAGCTAGACTTCTTGTACAGAGGGTGTACAGAGAACTTGAGGGTTAAGGGTGACCTTGGCCAATTGTTGCTCCGCTAACCGTAAGATCACCTAAATTGCCAGAAAAATCACTATTACTTATTCCTGGGCGGTAATAGCATACAAGCTCTTTCGAAAACTTACCTCTAGTTAAATCTAATCTACATTTAGCTCTATGCATCTTTTTTATAAGCTTTTCTGGTATTGCTTCGCTAAATATAGCAAAGTCAGCACACTTCATATTTTTAGATCCACTATCTTGAGATGTTGCTGTATTTCTAGCTATATACAGATCGTTATTTATATTAATATCAGCTGTAGCATCTACAGTTTGAGTATCCATGCTTGCTGCATTTCCATCAATGTATATTTTACTATTCGATGCGCTTGATCTGTCTACCACTATTGCAAAATGGTACCATTGATTGTTCGTAAGTCGTGACATTGCTACCGTTTGAAGGTCTACGGCGTTTAAATTAGAAAACGATATGCGAAATCGAAATTTACTAAAGCTATCGTGCTGGAATGTCAAAGCGGTGGTTTTGCCAGTTGTTTGACCAAAGTACCAATCGACATCTGATCCATTTACTGGAGCAGCCCAGAAGCATATGCTAAAATCACCTGTGCTGGGCCAAGCGGTGCTGTTTATAGGTATGATGGCATCATCGTCATTACCATCAAAAAGCATGCAGCTGTTTACCCTTTTTAGCTTTTTTGGCTTCTTTGGCCTCTTGGGCCCTGACATTCCCATACTACCTAGCATTCTCCGAAAAATTCAGTTATATCGGCCTGCTGTAGTATAAGGCATTCGGCAAAGTCTCTGTACGTAATAGTGCACTCCTCACCAGAGAGAACCGCATCTACTATGTCTGGGTATACCCTCATATATGCTTTTGTTGACTTACCTATAAATCCGTTTGTTTTGATGTTGTTGTTTTCTTGCGTATCACCCACGAGAAGACATCCCGCAGTATGCTCATCGGTATTACCACAATGAATAAGAATATAAGAAAAATTAGGTACATCAAGGACATGAAGCATCCCTTTATGTATGTCGGCAAATCTTTTAGAGTACTTCTGATGGAATCCACCCACATCTCGAATACCGAGGCGGTACTCTCCTTCAGGTATACAAGTTTCTCCACGTACCTTTTCATCTCTGTCTTCATCTTCGAGAGTGTAGCATAAAAATTTTCTTTTACCATTTGTTATATCGAATAGTATCCCATTAGTTGAGTCTACCCCTTTGTTGAATCTTATTACCTCTAGTTTCATTTTTAATTTTATTTAGTCTTATTTTCTCTGCCTCTACGGCTGGATCTTTACGTTTTTTCTTGGTGTTGAAATATCTTTTCTTCAATAAAAATTTGTTTTTACGAAAACTTTATCGTATACTGAGATCAGCAGTCCAAATATACGACTGATTTGTTAACCCTTAATTTATACGTTATGAGAAATTTATTTTTATTTACTGCATGCTTATTATCGTTAAGCGTATTTGCACAGGAGGAGCTCGCAAGATTCCAAATAGTGTTTATGGAGGACAAAGCTGGATGGCACGCTGGGGAGGATTACCTAGAGTGGGAGGTGTGGAAAGAACCTAAAGGAAACACATACCCATACGACTGGTACTTGTGTATAGAAGAGAAGCCTGAAATAACACCTGAATACATAGAAGATCAGATTGAAAAGAATCGTGTAAAGACAGATAAGCACACAGGAGACTTTATATTATGGTTCCCTGTACACGAATTAGGTATATACCATATTACTGCTAAAAACAGACACACTGGTGAAGTTCTAGGCGGTACAGTTGCGCGTGTATGTAAGGACACATTTAAGTTGGGTGAAGTTGGTTTTGTTTGCTACGACCACGACTTTTTTCTATTAGTAGCTCACATAAACAACAACAGAACCACATACATAGGTGGTGGAGCGCATAACCCACCTTGCGGATGGGATCCTAAGTAATGTTTAAAATCTTGGAGTGACTATGCCTGTATTTCTAAGCGATTGAATAGACTCCTTTAAAGTTTTAAAGGGGTTTATTTTACCGTACCTAGTCTTAACTTTTGTACCGCCTTCTTTAGTTCCTTTATATACAATTCTTTGAGGTATGTATTTTCCTCCCTTTAAAACCTTAACGATACTTTTACCACCTCCACCTTCAGATCCAGCGGCGGCTCCAATATGTTTAACAGATATCTCTCCTTTTTCAATCATTTCTTTTTGAGTTTCAGGATCTAGATCCATTAGATATCTAGTGTATTCATCACCTTTCTCAACTGGATTTCCGCCAACATCAACAAAGTCTTCCTCAGCTACTTGGGATCCAAGATCATCAGACGTATATTCTTTTTTATATCGTCGAGGTTTGTATAGCTTATATTGCTGAATAAGATCTTTTAGCGAAAACTTATGTTTACCACTTTTTTCTCCAATGGACGGAACGTCACCTCCTTCATCATATTTTTTCTTTACCAGTATCAACGCTTAAGAACCTTGAATGGATTAACAGATCCACCCATAGCTTGAGAGAACTGACTGAAATTGTATCTGTCTTCAAGAACAGGTCCCTTTCTTGCTTTCTCTAAAGCGGCTTCTAAAGCTCTTACCTGTTCTTCAGTACCGCGGAGTTGTGCGTTTACAAGCTTAGCTTCCAACTCAGATACCTCCCTCCTACTACCACTACCGCTTCCACCTGTTAAACGAGCATCCTGGTTAGATGTAGCCTGAGCTACAAAAGCTGGACTATATGCTTCACTCCTTACGCCAGGTTTCTGAACAGCGTCTGGATTTTCGTCCATCCAGTTTTCAATCCAAGCACCTGTTTTACTACTAGGATTCGTAATATCAATACCAGCTTCTAAAGCATCCTCCATGTATCCCTTAAAAGCATTTGGATCAATGAACCTATTTCCAACCGATTTAATGTAGTCTCTGTCATATATATCACCCTCAGAAGTAGAGTAGCCACCCATATGACCCTGTTTATTAGGGTTATATGTAGTTAGAGCTTTTGAAAGTGTCTTAGTGCCTAATAAAGCTCCGTGATATTCACCAATTTTACCGTCAGTCATTAATCTCCTTGCAGCTGTTAGTTTTTCCTCATCTGTTTTTGCGTCTTCTATACCTTTTGCAAAGTTTGGACTAGCTGCAGCCATTTCGTTAATCCTTCCTAAAATTGTTTCTTTAGGTGTGTTTTCAAAGAACTGGTTTACTTCCCCTACATAATTTTTATATTCAACATCCATATCACCGTCTTCAGAGAAGTATCTTTGACCGAACGGAGAGTTTCTTAGGTTTTGCTTCATCTCGTCGTCTAGATCGTTAAAGCTTTGAGTTTTTAAATCAAAGTTTTTATTGATAGCCCCTAGATGATCAGTACTACCCTCTTGGAAGCCTTCCATTTCGTCTGCATCAGAATAATCTAAATCAAATGTAGTTGTTATGTATTCTCTGCTCGGTAAACCACCAGCATCTGTAGGTACAGGATCGCCATTACCGTTTCCATTACCTGTTCCATTAGGTATAGGGTCTGTAATACCACCTTCATCCATCTTTATAACAAGCATAGGCTTTCTCTCCTCCATCATGCTGCCTCCGTGTCCATAACTCATCTTACCCCCATCTTCGTATGATACCTTCATACCGTCTTTTGCAAGAAACTTTCCAGCTAGGTTCTGCAGCACACCTCCACCCTGACCGCCCAACACCTTACCAGCCACATTCTTTAGAATACCTCCGCCACCTGATCCAGCAACAGCGTTTACAACACCAGCTGTGCCAGCGCCAGAACCCTTGAGCATAGCACCAATATTCTTTAATCCACCGCCACCAACATTAAGCATACCAGCTAAGCCGCCAGCTACACCCAATCCTTTACCTAATTTCTGTAATGCTGGGTTTTTAGACTTAGCAGCCAGCGCCCCAGCAAAGCCAAGACCAGCACCTACGCCACTACCTGGTGTAACGGCAGCTCTACCTACACCCTTTAATACACCACTACCTAGCTTCTTACCCTGCGCTATATTCTTGCCAAGAGTAAGTAAAGCACCACCAACACCCATCTGCTTGCCAGGTCGTACATACATACCTCCCGCTGCTTTTCTTTTACGTCTACCTACACCTCTACCTTTTAAAATATCAGCCATGGTAATCTTACCATCATTGTTTAAATCTGGGAATGATTTCCCACCTCTTTTCATGTACTTCATATCTTAACTTGCTATAAAGACCTCTACGGTAACATTGTTACTTATAGGGTCAATTAATAATGATTCTAAATTGTGTAAAGCGGTAACTATAGTGGCGTTTGCATCGCTTACAGCCACACCGTCTGATGGTGCCCCCATAATAAAGCTTCTGCCTGCGGCTATCAATATAGTAGCTGATTCGTCAGCAGCTGAGTCGTCCTCCCCTGCATCTATCTGTAATGATAGGTTTACTGGGTTAGAGCTATCAAGATTTGTCACCCTTATATACTTTACATCCTCTACGTCTAAACTACCAGATACTGCACTATCGTCTGCTGTACTGGCAAATGTTGCCACAGTAGTGTCTTGTCCAGTTGGGCATGTTACGATACGGTGGAATACCTGCGTTACGGATGCTACACTTAATGTATTAGTGGATCCTCTATCCGCTCCGTTTAGGGATATACTCTCTGTTATTGTCGATGTTAGTGTTGCCATTATCTATATCTATTCATAAGTCGTTTTACCATACCACCGACTGCTTGAGTCGTTTTACCTGAATCTGCTGGGTAATAAACAATCTGACCGTCTTTTGTTCTGTAACCACGTATAACCTGCCCTGGCTTCATTTGCTTCTCTGCAGTAGATCTACTTGTACTAGCTCCTGGAGGTGCATCACTTCCATCAGGCATTGTGATATCTACTCCACCTGACTGCTGACCTGAACTACCTGTTCGGCCCGAAGGCATAAAAGGTTTTAAAAGCTCTTGTGCACGTGTTACAGGTAACTGACCTGCAAACGGATCTTCTGGACGGTCTATTGGACCTGCCTTAAGAGGTTCAAGACGTTGAATGTCATCACCACGATTCAATTCCATCAGAAGCCTTCGAGCTTCTTCTAAATCTGCATCATCTGGTTCTGCACCAGCTTCAGGGAATTTAACCTCTTCTCCCTGACCTGGGGTATCGGGTACGACACTCTCTGGAGCACTTGGAGCCCCTCTACCTTGTTCTAGCTGCTGTCTAAGTTGTATATCTTTTTGAGCCTCCTCTAATGTCATGCCACCGCCACCTTTGACAACCCCCATCTTATCTAGTATTCTTTGTTGTTCTTCTGGTGTTTCAGCATTTTGAAGTGCATTTAACATATCTTCTGTGCTTGTTCCTTCAGCAAACTCTTCTTCTGGAGCGCCTCCACCACGAGGTGGGGCTACTTTTTTGTATGATCCTGCTGCTTTTGCTTCCTCTATCGCAGACAGCTTATCCGCTTCTCTTGTCGCCTCTTGTAGCTGCTCCTCTTCCGTTAAACGATCAGACTCTTCTAAGTCTTGTTCTGCCATCAGTTGCCTCATTGCCGCAGCCTCTCTACCAAGTTGTTCACCATCATCTGGAAACTGCTCTTCTGGCTCCTCTATATCTATATCTTCAACTTCTATGTCATCTATATTAATAGGTTGTTCAACTTTTTCTTCACCAATGCCAAATTCTTTATTACGTTCTTCTTCAAGTATCTTTTTCATTTCTCTTTTTGCTCCCATCGCTCCAAGATCAGACTTTATAGAACCTATTTTACCTTTAATACTATCCATTAACCCCTTAGCACCACCACTCTTAATAAGAGCAGCTG